TGGTTGGACACCACGGGTTTATTTTACGGATTCCGAACAAAACGACAGGCCGTTGACAATGCCGGAAATCAGGCAGGCCAGGAGCGAACGTGACGCGGCCATCGTCGAGCAGTTCAAGCAAACCAAATCCATAATCAAAACCTGTCGGGCTTTTAACTCTGTCTATTCCCGAGAGATCGTCCGCAGTGCTGTCACGAAAGCCGGTATTTATTCAAAGTGCAAACGGGATGCTGAGAGAATCAAGAGGGCGGAAAAGAGGATTAACAGGAGATGCTATGCAGACCGACACAAATCAAAGACGCACAGAGTAGAATTAAAGATGCAGGGTGAAATGGAAAAGAACCTCATGGCGTTCGGCATCAACTTTAAACGGGAAATGCTTGTGCCAGGATGCCAAATGCGGGCCGACTTTTGCGGAGACAATTGGGCGATAGAGACGAAGGTCAATTGCGACTCCCAATCCATGATGGTCGGAATGGCGCAATGCATGGTTTACCGAAAGCACCTCAACAAACAGAACGTTTGCCTCATCATCCCAGACGACATTGATCCGCGCGACTTCTACAAAAGTGAGTGCGAGGCCAACGGGGTTGCTGTAGTGAAACTTTCCAACCTGATCTGGTGGATTAACTCCCTCGGGACTGATGCCTAGCCAGATTGAAATCGCCGAGGCCCTCGGCCTGACGCGTCAACGGGTTTCCGTCCTGGTCAAGCAGGGTATGCCCCTTGACTCGATTGAGGCCGCTCTGGCTTGGCGGCAAGCCCGGGAAGATGAGCGCCGTAGGCCTGCCCCGGTCGTCGAGCTCGAGACGCTGACCGACCTCACCCTGGAGCAAAGCATCGTCACGCACAAGGCCCGCGTCGAACACGCCGGCGAGATCTGGGACGCGGCGATGCGCGGCGGGGATACCAACGGCCCCAAATACCAGAGCAGTTATAACGCCGCCTTCAAGACCCTGATCGACCTCGAGGCCGAACTTGAGCGGCGCCGCGTGGCGAACGCCGAGTTCATCTCCGCGAAGGAAGCGACGGCGGCGATGCGTGACTTGATGGCCGAGGTCGTCAACCGCCTGGACAAGTTGGCGCTCGATTGCGCGGAGGGCTGCAACCCCGAGACGCCGGCGAAGGCGGTGAAGGTGCTGGAGGCTTGGGTTCGCAAGACGCGGGAGGATTTGAGCCGTGCGGCGGGCTGATCTGGTCGGGCTTGGTCGGGACGTGCTCAGGCCGTCGAGCGAGGGCGACATCGTCGCGTGGCTGGAGGCGAACGTGCGGGCCATCCCCGACTCGCCGATGCCCGGGCCTTTTCGGGCCGACCGAACACCGTGGGTACGGGACGCGCTTAGGATTGCGGCCGACCCTGAGGTTCAGCTGCTGACCGTGCTCGCGAGCATCCAGTCCGGCAAATCCCTGTTCGCCCGACTGCTCGCCTGTTGGATCACGGAACACGCTCCAGGGCCGACGCTGTTGCTTCAGGCCACCGACCCCGAGGCGAAGGACTTCGCCCTGCGCTATCTTCGGCCCGTGTTTAAGAACTGCCCGCCGGTGCTGGCCCGCATGAAGGAGGACGACATGGAGCGCTCGACGACCATCGACTTCGACCGCTTCCCTCTGTACTGCCGCGGGGCTTGGAACGAGGCGAACCTTCAGCGCCTGTCCATTCGCTACATCATCGGCGACGAGTGCTGGCTTTGGCCGCCCGGGCATTTGCAGGAGGCGAGCGCCCGCGTGACGGCGTTCGGCTGGATGGGGAAGCGAGTGTTCATGACGCAGGGCGGGACGCTTGGCGGCAAGGGTGGCGAGTTCCATGCGCTGCACGAGACGACCGACCAACGTGATTGGAACTTCCGTTGTCCTAAATGCGATCACCTTCAGCCCTGGCTGTGGGAGTTCATCCGTTTCCCCGAGGAGGCGAAGGCGAGCGGCACGTGGGATTTGAACGCGGTGGCAGACGGCACGAAATACGAGTGCGCCTCCTGCCACGCCCTGCTCGACGACAACGCCGGGACGCGAACCGAGGCGAACGCCCGCGGCGAGTTTGTGGCTACAAATCCGATGGCCTACCACGGCAAGGTCGGTCTGCATTGGAACAGCCTCTCGACGATGTCCTGGGGCGAGTTGGGCGTGATGATGCTCAAGGCCAAGGAGGCGGCTGACGTCTACGGGGACAACGAGCCTCGGCGCATCTTCAAGCAGAAGCGGCTGGCGATGGCGTGGCAGGAGGAGGGCGGCGAGATCGTGGCGGACGCGTCGGCCAGCGAGTACAACCTCGGGGACGCGTGGGAGGCGGAGGCATACATCACCGGCAAGGGCAAGGTGGTCGACGCGAAGGATGCGCCGACGGGTAGCATCCCTTTCCGCACGGCGGGGGTTGACGTCCAGCGTGGACACTTCTGGGTCGTCGTCCGCAGCTGGGCGAAGACCGGGCACAGCCGCCTGTATGCCTTCGGGAAGGTCGAGACGTGGGGCGGCGTGGAGGATATGCTCCGCAAGGCGAGCGTCCACAAGGCGATGGTCTTCGTCGACGCGGGCGACCAGACGTCGATGGTCTACGCCGAGACGGCGCGGCGGGGCTGGAAGTGCGCTCGCGGTTCGGGCAACGAGGACTTCGCGGTCACCGATCGGGACGGGAAGACGACTCGGCGCTTCTATTCCGAGCGTCAGCGCATCCAAGTCCCGGGGCTTCAGGGTCAGCCGGCGGTGCTCGTGTCCTGGTCGAACTTGGCGGGGAAGGACTTGCTGCACGGCATGAGGGTCAAACGGCTGCACACCTTCCCCCGGAACGCAGACCCGTTTTATATCGAGATGATGGCGGCGGAGGTTCGCGTGAAGGACAAGCGGACGGGCAAGCCGATGTGGATATTGCCGCAGGGCAAGAAGGATAACCATGCCTGGGACTGCGAACTGCTCTGCCTTCTGGGGGCGGTGCGGTGGGGCATCGGGAGCCGCGGGGAGTCCGGGCCGGCGGAACCCGTGGATGCCGCTTGACGCAAGGTTGTCGGGTGCTTGTGTGTTCATAGGCCGCTGACTCGGGATCTGCGCGTGGGGCGTGGGTTGGAACAACCGGGTCAGCGGCTCCCCGTTGCCTTGCGGTGCAGAGTCAAATGGCATCTGGCATCTTTATCGGCCTGACCGAGGACGAACTTCTGGCGATCAAGGCGCAGGCCTTGGCGGACATCACGTCGGGCAAGGTGCTGACGAGCTACTCGGACAGCGGCTCGTCGGCCTCGAAGGCCGTGACCATGCCAGCGAAGGAGCGTCTGTCGGAGGCCATGTTCGCCCTAAGCCGCCTCGACCCGCAGACCTACGGCGTCCGAAAGACGGTTGTCTCTACCAATTGGAACAACCCAATTGACGAATAACTTATGCCCCCCCGGAAGACGACCCCCCGCAAAAAGAAGGAAGTGACCGCCGCCAAGCCGGCGGGCGCTCCTACGCCTCAGGCCTCCTTTGGTGGCTGGCAGAGCGTCGGGCAGACCCGCCTCCGCCGCGGCATCTACAACGGCCCTGCCCAGGACTTGCGCCGGGACATGAAGCCGAGCGACCGCCTGACGATGGTCAAGCGGTGCCGCTGGGCCGAGCGCAACAGCGGCCTGTTCAAGCAGATCCTGAACGACCTCGTCCTCTACACCGTGGGCGACGGCATCAAGCCCCAGTCCCACGCGACCGACCCGGCGCTGGCTGACCGCTACGAGGAATACTTCGCGGAGAAGTCCAAGCGCATCGACATCACGAACCGCTTCTCCTTCGCCCAGGTTCAGCAAATCCTGATGCGGGCGATGGCCCGGGACGGCGACTCGTTTGCCGCCAAGGTTCGCAACGGTCTCGGCGACCCTAAACTCCAGCTCATCGAGGCCCACCGCGTGGGCGACCCGATGGACGTTCCCCCGCCCGAGGGTATGCACGACGGGTGCATCTTCGGCGAGTATGGCGAACTGATCGCCTTTAACGTCTACCGCTCGGACGGCTCGAACCGCCAGATCTTGGCTCAGTCCATGATGCACGTCGTAGACCACGAGTACGCCTCCGGCGCCCGTGGCGTCCCCCTGCTCCAGCATAGCATCAACTCCATCCAGGACGAGATGGATATCCTCGAGCTCGAGAAGTTGGCGGTCAAGGACAACGCCGACGTTACGCGCGTCATCAAGAAGACGGGCGGTTTCATCGACGGCGACATGGCGTCCGAGCTCGGTGCCGGCACGTCCTACGAGAACATCGCGGCCCGCATGGGCGGCAAGTTGCTCGCCCTGGAGCCTGGTGAGGAGTTCCAGTCCTTTACCTCGAACCGCCCGAGCCCGACCTTCACCGGCTTCCTCGCGGCGCTGGAACGCGACATCAGCCAGGGCGTCCTGCCTTACGAGTTCGTCAACGACCCGTCGAAGATTGGCGGGGCGTCCGTCCGCCTGATCACGGCGAAGGCTGGGCGCGTGTTCGGCAAGTACCAGCAAATCCTCATCGAGCAACTTTGCCAACCGACTTGGGGGTACATCATCGGGCAGGGCATCGCCAACGGCGACCTGCCGGACGACCCGACCTGGGCGACCGTGTCTTGGACGACCCCGAAGAGCGTGACGGTGGACGGTGGCCGCGACGCCACGAACGACCGGGCCGACGTCGAGATGGGTCTGCTGTCCATGTCGGAACTCTACGCCCAGCGCGGCCTCGACTTCCGTACCGAGATGAAGAAGCGGGCCGCCGACATGGTTCACATCCAGAACCTCGCAGCCGAGTACGGCATTCCCTTCGAGCTTCTATTCCGTCCGACCAACACCCCGCTCGGCACCGTCTACAACGTCGAGAAGGCGGAGGCCGCCGAAGGCCCCGAGATGGAAGACGAACCGGCCTCCGAGGAGGAGCCCGAGGACGAAGACGAAACCAATTCCTAAACCATGCGCTTCCTCATCAACGGACTCAAGGGCCGCGAGCCCCTGCTCATCGACCCCTCCAAGGCAAGCGACCACGCTGCCCTGGCTGAGAAGTTCGGCTTTACCGATATGCTGGCGCAGTTGTTCGGCGCCGCCCCCGAGCCCTATGTCCTGGAGAACGGGACGGGCGTCATCCCCGTCGTCGGAGTGATCGGCAAAGGTCTCTCTCCTCTGGAAAAGATGATGGGCTCCTCGGACGTCGACGCGGTTTCGGAGGCTATCGACAAGATGGTCGCGAACCCGAGCGTCCAGCGTATCGCCTTCCACATCTCGAGCCCGGGCGGCACGGTCACGGGCGTCGAGGAACTGGCGAACAAGATCCGCGGCCTGAAGGTTCCGACGATGGCCTACTCCGACAGCGAGATGGCCTCCGCGGCGTACTGGATTGGTTCGGCTGCCGACCGCGTACTCGCGGCTCCGTCCGCCACCGTGGGCTCGATTGGCGTCTACATGGCCATCCCTGACTTCTCCAAGGCCGCCGAGATGCAGGGCATCAAGATGGTGGTCATCAAGTCCGGCAAGTTCAAGGGTGCCGGCATCGAGGGCACGTCCCTCTCCGCCGATCAGGTCGAGAACCTGCAAGCCTCGGTCGACGGCATCCATGCCGACTTCAAGGCCGCCGTGCAGATGAAGCGCAAGATGGTCAAGGCCGAGACTATGGAGGGCCAGACCTTCAACGGGAAGCAAGCCGCCCAGGCTGGTCTGGTGACCGGGCTGGCGGACTCCTTCAACGCCGCCTTGGCGACCTTCTAGGTTGCCACCTTCCGCAAATCCAAATGACCATCGAAGAGCAGCTTCACGAAGCCCTTGCCGCCAGCGTCTCCCTCGCCGTCGAGCGTGACGACCTCCGCGCCACCGTCGAAAAGTTGACCGTCGGCGCCGCCGATGAACTGACCGCCGCCAAGGCTGACATTGCCGCGAAGGACGCCCGCCTGGGCGAACTGACCGTTGCGGTCGATGGTCTCTCCGCCGAGGTCGTGGCCCTCAAGGCCGCCCTCGCCGCCTTCGAGGCCGAGAAGGTCACCGCCTCCAAGGAGGCCGCCAAGATCGCCGCGAGCGTCGGCGTGTCCCCTGTCCAGATGTCCCCCGCTGACAACGCCAAGGCCGAGCCTGAGGCCGTCGACCACGTCGCCGCCTTCCTCGCCCTGCCGGTCGGCTCGAAGGAGCGCGGCGAGTATTTCGTCGCCCACAAGGCCGCCATCGTCCGCGGCATCTTCTAATTTTCCCTAATCCCTAATCATTCATAACCATGGCTAACTCCATCACCGCCGCGCCCGCCGTCCTCGCCGAAGGCGTCATCGGCTCCCTCAAGAACAAGCTGCCCGTCCTCTCGGGCATCTCGACCGTCTTCTCGTCCCGCCCGGGCGTGTCCGGTCTCTCCATCCAGGTGCCCCTGATCGGCACCTCCACCGCCACCACGTTCGGTGCCTCTGGCTACCTCACCCAGGATGACGCCACCGTCACCTCGGCCACGGTGACCCTCATTCACTACAAGGTCTCGAGCCGCTTCAGCCCTTCGAACCTCAAGGAGTACGGCGCCCAGTTCTTCGTGAACAACTTCGTGCAGACCGCTTCCATCGCCCTCGCCCAGAAGGTCATGGACGTCATCAACGCGCAGGTCACGAACGCCAACTACTCCACCTCCTCGACCTCCGGCGCTGACCTGTCCTACGCCGAGCTCGTTGCCGTGCAGAAGACCCTCGACGACGCGAAGGCCCCGAGCCCCCGCTACGCCGTGCTCAACAGCACCTACGTCTCCGACCTCCGCAAGGACACCACGATCGTCGGCAACAACGTCCTCGGCGCGAACATCATCCGCGACGGCGACCTCGGCGTCATCGCCGGTGCCCGCGTCTACCAGTTCGCCAACCTCGCGAACAACAGCGAAAACCTCGCTGGCTGGGTCGCTGGCCCGGACGCCATCGCCTTCGCCTCTGCCCTCCCCGAGACCGAAATCCCGGGCTGGGAAGTTGCCAACGCCATCGACCCGGAGACGGGCCTCGGCGTCCAGGTCATCATGGGCCAGGAGCAGTCCGGCTACATGAATGTCACCGCCACGCTGTTGGCCGGGGCGGCCGTCGGACGCAGCTCCTCGTTGGTGCGCCTGAAGACCGCGTGAATAAAGCGGCCTGAGCCGCTCCAATCGGGGCCCCTACGGGGGCCCCTTTTTTGTGCCCCTTTGCCAAGGCTCGCAAGGATGTGAGCCTCTACTCTGAGTTCCTGCCCGACGCCAAGGAGATCCTCGCCGACCTCGGGGTGGCGGGCTCGTGCAACAACGGGGCCATCACGTTCGTCTGTATGCTGTCCGACCCGGCGATGACTCAGGTCTTCGAGGCTGGGGGCTTTTGTGAGCGTACCCAGCACACCGTCCGCCTTGCCGCCGCAACGGCCTCCTGGAGCCTCCCAGACGGGTCTAATGGGGCATCGGCGGCGGTCATCAGCGCTGGGGCTCCCATCGCCTCCCTAGCCATCGGCAAGAAGATTGTCGCCGGCGGGAAGACCCTTCGCATCACCGGGCAGACCTACAAGCCCGCGTCGGCTTGGATCACGCTGGTGGTCATCGACGACAACCAGTAAAGCATGGGCCTTGTCCCCCAGTCGAAGCAGCAGTTCATGACGGCGCTGTCCGACTATGCCGCGGGAATGGGGAAGTCTATGGAGGACGCTGGGGTCATGGGCGCCGGCAATCTTTGCTATGCCGCCCTCGAACTGACTCCCCCGATGGTCGAGTCAGGCGGTCAGGGCCTGAGCAAGGAGGCTAGGGCCGCTGGCTATATGGCGGTCGAGCGTGACATTCGCGGGCTGTTCGTCGCCCAGGACGAGCGTAAGGCCGCGGCTGTCGGGGTCGCCCTGAACAACCTTGCGGCTGCAATCAAAGCTGGCAATCGCGGCAAGTTCGAGCGCATCCGGCAGCAGGCTAGCCTACAACGTACGAACCTAATCAACTCGGTCATGCGCAAGATTGTAAGCGACACCGACCCGGCTCGTGCCTTTGAAAAGGCGACCAACTTCTTCAGCAAGTCCAATCCTGTCCAGACGGTCAACCAGCAGGAGATCGTCACCGACATCCGCAAGGTGCACCTGTCTAAGCGCCACATTAATTCAAAGGGGCGGATGCGGACGACCAAGGGGACGGGCTCGTACCTGGGCAAGTACGTCGTGCAGTCCAAGTCCGCGCTCGAGGAATACATCAAGGCTACCCAGATGCACGTCGGCTTCATCAAGTCCGGCTGGTGGCAGGTGCTTTCCACCCTCCCCAAGGTCGCTGGCAAGAACGTCTACAAGGGCTCGGAAATCCCGGTCTGGGTAAGGCGCCATGCGGGCACCGGCTACGCGACGCTCGTGCGGAACAAGGAGGGCATCAACATCGTCATCGGCAATAGGGTCGGCGACAACGACAGCCAGGCGTCGAAGAACAACGTCCAAGGTGCCGCTCGCGCTCAGGCTATGGCTCGGCTCATCTCTCAGCTCGAGGCCTACCAGAAAGACCAAGCCGCCAAGTTCAACGGCTCCTAAACTTTATGGGCACCAAATCCATCCGCCACATCGTCGAGGCCGCGGTCGCCTCGCACCTCGCAGCCGAGTCCGGCCTGACGGGGGTCAACATCTACACCGGAGACGACGGGGACATCAACGTCCTGCCGAAGGCCATCGTCTTGTGCGACTCGGCCAGGACGCCCGCCGACCTTCCCGAGGGGGCTGGGAACTACGACTGTTCCGTCCGCGTCACGATCTTCTCGAACGCCGACGACACGACCCTCGCCGACCACCGTGCCCGGTGCGCCGCCCTGGCTGGGTCGATGCAAGACCTTGCCGGCCTGAAGGCGGTCTTCGTGGCCTCGGGGGATGCGACCCTCTACGACGTCACCCCGAACACCGAGGACGAGGGCAAGGACGAGCGCAGCTACGCGACGGCCTTCACGTTCGGCCTGTTGACGGTCTTGGCCCCGTAAGGTTGCCCCAGCCCGCAAAGACAAATGGCCGCCGTCGCTCAAGGAACCACCTGCACCTACGGGGTCGCGGGCACGATCACGAACCTCTTTGTCCAGTCCTACACCGTGTCCGCCTCGTTCAATAACGAGAACATGGTGCAGGACGAGACCGGCCTGACGAAGACCATGCGCTACGACGACCGCAAGACGGAGTTGAGCGTCGAGGGTGTGGTCAAGTCGAGCGGCGACGCCCCTGCCCTGGGCGCGACCCTTTCGTTCACCGTTGCCGCGAAGGGTGCTTACCCCTCGGGCACGGCCAGCAACTCCTTCGTCGGCGTAATCACGAAGGTCGAGGAGAAGGGTTCGAATAAGGACTTCGTGAAGTACGCGATCACCGCGGTCGACTACGAAGGCGTCACGCCCGCCTAATTGACGCGAGCCCTGCAAGGGCTTTGACTCGACCCCGTGGACAATCGTTTCCTGCGGGCGTTTTCAGACCCGTCCTCCCGGGTGTTTTTCGGGAAGCGGGTCTTTCCTTTTTGCCTGAAGTTCAGGGTGCGGCTGCTCGCCATCGAGTCGCCCCTGGTCACGGCGGGCCGCGGCATCACGCCCGCCGACCTGATGATGGCGGTCAAGGTATGCGCCGAGGAGGGCGGGCTGGAGTTCGGCTTCTGGGAGCAGGCCCGCATCCGCGAGCTCGAGTACCGCCCGGAGAAGTTCGCCGGGGAGGTCGCCCGGTTCGTGGACTATTGCCACCTCGACGCGTGGCCTAAGTACTGGGATGGGGCGAAGACCAGCGACTCGGCCGATGGGGTCGGGTGCCCGTGGCCGCTGATGATCGTGACGAACCTCATCGCCAACGGCATCGAGGAAGCCCGGGCTTGGGAGATGCCTGAGGCGCAGGCCATCTGGCTGTCGACGGCGTTCGCGCTGCGGGGCGGGGCGAAGGTCAACCTCCTGACGACGGAGGAGGAGGCCTTCATGGAAACCTTGCGGGCGGGGGAGTTGCCTCCCCAGCAAGGTTAAACGATGGGACGCAAACTAGAGTGGGAGTTGTCGGGCAAGTCCGACGTGCCGGAGAAGATGGCGAAGGCCAAGGCTTCGATGGAAGGCCTCGACGGCGCGGCCAACGCCCTGTCGAAGAAGTTCAAGGAGGCCTTCAAGGACATCGCGGTGGGCTTCGTGGCCCCGATGGTGCTCGTCCAGAAGGCCATCGGCTTCATCACCGACCAGTTCCAGAAACTCCAGCAGTTCGCCCAGGAGTCCCGCGAGTTCGCGAAGGACGCCGAGAACTCCGGCAAGGTCGCCGCCGGCGCCCGGGAGGCCATCCTTCAGGCGGACGAACGGGCAACGCGAGGCGAGGAGCAGCGCAAGCGTGCCTTCGGCGAATACCAAGGCTACCGCGATTTCCTCATCAACGACCCGCGAGGCCGCAAGATGGTCGAGCAGGAGATGCCCGTCAAGACCCCCGCAACCACGAGCCTGATTGAGATGTTCCTTGGCCGAAGCGCGGCGACGGCGTTCAAGGTTGCCGACCCTACGGCGATGGCGACCGCGACGGGCATGGCGACCCGGCCTGACGTCCAGGCCAAGATTGAGGCCCTGCTCGCCAAGGAGGCCGCCGACCGCGCGGCGAAGGCCGCTCAGGACGCCGCCAAGACCGAAGGCCCGACCGCCCAGAAGATCGCGGAGGTATCCGGAAACGTCATCGGCGTCGGGCAGAGCCCGCAGCTCGACGCGATGCGCCAACAGATCGTCCTCCAGGAGGACATGGCGAACAGCCTCCGCGCCCTCGTCGAGGCCGACCAGCGTCAACAGGGCTTCCGCCCCGAGAAGGGCTTCGACCTTGGCGGCATGGGTTCCTCCGGTCGCACCGTTTTCCCCCGCTAACCTATGGCTAAGATTTCCCAAGGCAACGCCCTGACGGTTCCGCAACTGCAAGCGGGCTACACCATCGAGGACAACGGCTACGGCGTCCTGACGTGCAAGGCGGTCTATAAGTGCGACGCCTCGACGGCGGCTGACGCCATCTCCCGGAGCGACGTCTTCAGCGAGGACAATCGCCTATTTTGCCACAAGGTCAGCGTCTCCTATGGCGCCCTCGACGTCGCCACGATCACGGCGGACTACATCGGCATCACCGGGGAAACCGATTGGAGTTCCCCCGAGGTCGGCGCCTCGACCAGCCTGACGACCGAGACCATCACGACGCACCCTCGGTTCATGACCGACGACGCCCTCTCAATCGCCGGTGTCGGCACGGGCACGAATACGGCGCCCGTCTACGCCCCGGCCTTCAGCATCACGAAACTCCAGCCCTACACTTCCGGCATCTGGGAGGGCGACAACGGCGCCATATTCGAGCTGAAAAACGGCGGCAAGTTCCTCGGCTTCCACTCCAGGGCGAACAGCACGGCGGCGAAACTTTACGGCCGCACGTCCTACCTCGCCCCAACCTCGACCTTCCGCGGCGTCATCTACACGAACGACTCAACCAACGTCCCGACGTTCCTGGGCATGGTCGGGAAGACGATGAAGACGCGCAGCCCCGACAGCCTGACCGCCCTGCTTCCGTCCTATTACGGGGACGACTTCGAGGCCGCCGACGAGACCGACCAACTCCTGATTTCCTCGGTCAGCGTCGAGGATTACGGGACGATCTTCAAGTTCGTCTACGAGCTGCGCTTCAACCGCGAGGGCTACCCGCTCGAGGTCTACGACACGACCAACATCTGACGATGAGCATCCAGCCAGGAGCGGGATACACTTTCGTCAATAGCGGCGGGGCGACGGCGCTGACCATCGACCCGGTCTGGCCGTACTGGGGCGAGGACGACCAGTTCCAAGTGACCGCGGCGAAGGCGGCGGACGGCTATCAAGTCCAATGCCGCAAGGGCTTCGTGCTCTGGAACAGTTATTACGCCTCGTCGCCTTGGGCTCATGGCGGCTTCAAGGCCGAGGTGCAAAAGTTCTATTGCTACCCGACCGGCTCCAAGACGGACGGCGACGCGGCAACGGCGGACGACAGCCCCTTCGTCGACCTAGGCGGCTACATCACCATCCAGCCCGCGAGCGTCGAGGGAGGCTCCGACAACTGGGGCGTCTACATCATCGGCTGCGCGGACGTCGAGGAGGGCATCCGCCCTTACCTTGCGATCTTCGCGGACGGCTCGGACGCCGACGACAAAAGCGACTACTTCAACGGGTCGAGCGACCAAGTCATCTACAAGCACATCCAGACGCAGGAACTGGTGGAAGTCGAGACCCCGACGGGGTCGACCTTCCTGACCATCCAGGGCATCGGGTCGCTGGCCGTGATAAATTACAACTGCATCCGCTACAAGGTCGCGAGCCTGACCTTCGAGGACGGCACGTTTAAGGTCGTCCAGAAGTTCCTCGGGCCGATGAAGGTGCCCAACCCGGTCAACTATCAAGGCCTTTACACGGTGAACGACCCGGCGCCTTCCCCGCCCGCCTACGATACGGAGCTAACCGACTGGTTGGGCGCCTGGACAGGCTACACCAAGGACAGCACCGGGGCGACGGTGGACGTGTGAGTTGCCTGAGGGGCAAGGTTAAGGCCAAATGAGCACCACCGTCACCTTTAAGCGCGGCACGACCTACTCGGCGACCGTCACCTACACCCCGGCGGTCGGAGGCCCCGCGAACCTCCTGACGACCACCGTGACGAGCGATATCATCGACTCGGGCGGCACGGTCTACCCGTGCACGATCACGATGGCGGTCGACGGCCTGTCCTTCGTGGCCTCCCTGCCCGCCTCCTCGACCGAGGGCTTCAGCCTGGGCAACGCCCGCAGCGACATCAAGTTTGTCTACGGCGGCACGACCTTCTTCTCCGACACTTTCCGCCTGTCCGTCATCGACCAAGTCACGGAATAACCGATGTCCTCCATCTCCGTCTCCTCGCTGGTTCTCGGCTCGTTGACCGTGGAGGTCGACGGGGCTGACGCCTCCCTTGCGCTGTCCGTCCTCGGCACGGCGCCGGCCAGCCTGACCATCGAGCTGGGCACCCCGGGCGCCCAAGGCAACGCGGCGACCATCGCCGTCGGCACGACCACGACCCTGAATCCGGGCGAGTCCGCCACGGTGGTGAACGTGGGTACCTCGTCCGCGGCGACCTTCAATTTCGGCATCCCGAAGGGCGAGCAAGGGGTGCAGGGCATCCAAGGCAGTCCGGGCAATGCGGCGACGGTCAGCGTCGGCAGCACGACCACGGGGGCGGCGGGATCGTCGGCGAGCGTGACCAACTCTGGCACCTCCTCAGCGGCGGTGCTGCAGTTCACAATCCCCCGAGGGGATACCGGGGCCACGGGGGCCACGGGCGCGACCGGGGCGGCTGGCCCTGGCCTTCCTTCTGGCGGCACCGAGGGGCAGATCATCGTCAAGCAATCGGCGACCGATTACGACACGGTCTGGCAGGATAACTTCGCGACGATGCTGCGGGTCAACGCCCGCAACGAGACCGGGGCGACCCTGAGCAAGGGGACGGTGGTCTACATCTCCGGCGCGTCCGGCAACAAACCGACCCTGTCGAAGGCGCTCGCCACGGGGGACGCGACCTCGGCCCAGACCTTGGGCGTCGTGACCGCCGACATCCTGACGAACCAGAACGGGACGGTCACGGTTCGCGGATTGCTCGAGAGCCTCGACACCTCGGCCTATTCCGCGGGCGCGCAACTCTACCTTTCCCCGACGACCGCAGGGGCGTGGACGACCACTAAGCCCTCGGCCCCAAATCATCTGGTCTACGTCGGCATCGTCGTCCGCTCGCACGCCACTCAGGGCAGCGTCGAGGTCGCCATCCAGAACGGCTACGAGCTGCACGAGTTGCACGACGTGGCCCTCGCCAGCGAGGCGAACAACGACCTGCTGGCCTACGATACGGCGACCGACCTCTGGAAGAACAAGAGCGCGTCGACCCTCGGGCTGCTGACCTCGGCGACGGCGGCCTCGACCTACCTCGCCAAGGCCTCGAACCTCTCCGACCTCGCCAGCGCCTCGACGGCCCGCACGAACCTCGGGCTCGGGACGGCGGCCACCGCGTCCTCGTCTCAGCTCGTCCCCGCCGGCGGCACGACCGGGCAAGTCCTCGCTAAGGCCAGCGGCACGAACTACGACCTGACCTGGTCTACGGCCTCCGCCTCTGTCGCGTGGGGTGCCATCACCGGGACGCTGTCCAGCCAGACCGACCTGAACACGGCGCTCGGCCTCAAGGCCCCCTTGGCCTCCCCTGCCCTGACCGGGACGCCCACGGCCCCGACCGCCACCGCTGGAACCTCGACGACGCAGATCGCGACGACGGCCTTCGTCACCGCGGTCGACATCCTCAAGGCGCCGCTTGCCTCCCCGACCTTCACGGGCACGGTGACCATCCCAGCCGGTGCCTCCATCTCGGGCTTTGCCCCTCTGGCCTCGCCCGCCTTGACTGGTACGCCGACGGCCCCGACCGCCTCGACGGCTACGAACACCACGCAGATCGCGTCGACCGCCTACGTCAAGGCGCAGGGCTACGCCACGCTCGCGAGCCCGACCTTCACGGGCACCGTGACCATCCCGGCGGGTGCGTCCATCTCGGGCTACCTGACGACGTCGAGCGCCTCGTCCACCTACCAGACGCTGTCGGGGATGTCCTCCTATCTGACGACTTCGGCTGCGGCCTCGACCTACCAGCCCATCGGCTCCTACCTGACGGACGCCCCGAACGACGGCAATGAGTACGTGCGCAAGAATGCCGCCTGGGCTGTTGCCTCGGCTGGTGGCGGCGTGGCATGGGGTGCCATCACCGGAACGCTCAGCTCGCAGACCGACCTCCAGACCGCGCTCGACGCGAAGCTCGACCTCGCTGGCGGCGCCATGAACACCGACGCCGAGGTGACGATTGCCACGACCACCGACCGCGATTCGCTTCTGGCTGGCTGGGGTCTGGGAGTCCAGAAGACGAGCGACAACACGAAGGGCACGACGGTTTCGTTTGATGGATTGGATACCTATGACGGCTCCAGTCACATGATCATCTCGCCGACGGGAATTACGTTCCCCGATGCGACGACGATGACCACGGCGCCCGCAGGCTCCGCTCTGGCCGCCGATCAGTTGACCGCCGGGGTGGTCGCGACGAACCCTGCCGCCGGCCCGACGGCCTCGGGCGACGTCCTGCAATACGACGGCACCGACCTCATCTGGGCGGCTGGCGGTGGCGGCGGTGGCCTGACCATCAGCACGCTCTCGAACGGCGCGACCTCGACGCTCAACGCGACGGCCCCGACGACGGGACAGGCGCTGACCTACGACGGCACCGACCTAGTCTGGTCTACGCCCAGCGCGTCCGCCGCGTGGGGTAGCATCACCGGGACGCTCTCCAGCCAGACGGACCTCCAGACCGCGCTCGACGGCAAACTTGGTCCGAAGTCTGTTTATACTCTTACTGGCTCCTACACTCTGGCCGCTGGAGATGCCAATAATATCGTCTATTGCCCCATTGGTGCGGGCGGTGGTTTCAACCTAAGCCTGACCATCCCAGACGATGCGACCTATTCTTTCCCTGTCGGAACGATTATTACGCTTTGCGTCGATAACTCTAGTTCAGGCACACAGATTGACTTTGTAAAAGGTGATCCTGGCACTCCTGCTCCCGATCTAATCGGCCCGATTGTTACTAGCGGCATCGGCTCGTCGACCAGCGGTAACTTCTTTATGACTAAGGTTGCCGCTAACCGCTGGATTATTTCCTAATGCTCTACGTCATCTCCATCGTCCTCTCCCTCCTGGGCGGTTTCGTCGCTGGCCTGCTCGTCGCCCGCAAGCACGCCGACCGCCTGAAGGCCACCGAGTCCGAAGGCCGCAAGCTGCTCGACGCCCTCAAGGGCAAGTGACCGTAAAACGGGGCTTACCAAATTACGATGCGCTTGATTTTGGTAATCGCCCTGCTGGCCCTGACCGGGTGCCCGACGACCCAGCCCGACACCGCCGGCACGGGGACGCCGTCGACAGATCCCGCCGACCTGTCCAAACTCGGCACGCAAATCGACAAGTCCGACCAGCGCATCGCCGCCGCCGTGACCGTGGCCCGCGAGAACGCCGACAAGCCCGACGTCGTCAAGGCCGAGACCGGCGTGGCGCTGGCCTACCTCCCCAAGCCCGACGCCCAGACGCTGGACTACGTCCGCAACCGCGTCGCCCGGGCGAACCCCGAGGAATACAAGCGGGCCGAGGAGGCTGGCCGCAAGCTGCTGGCGGTCATCGACGCGAACTTCGCCAAGGCCGAGCAGGATGCCCAGAAGAACAAGGCCGCCCTGGACAACGCCAACAAGCAGATCACGGCGCTGAAGGCCGAGGTCGAGCAGGTCAGGACGGAGGGAGTCCGCAACGCCTTCGCGGTGGCCGCCGGCATCTGCTTCCTCGCGGCGCTGGCCATGGCCCTTCTCGGGCAGTACCTCCGGGCGGGTGCGGCCTTCCTGATTGGCGGCGCCATCGGCTCCCTGCCCTTCGTCTTCAACTCCCCCTACTTCCTGCCCGCGGTGGCGGCTGGGGTCATCATCCTCGGGGCCTTGGGCCTTTGGCTGCGCCTCCGCAAACCTTCGTGCCCCGATGCCCCGCAAGAAAGCAAAGAAGGTTAAGGTCGTCTTCCGCCCGCTGGGCCGGGAACGTGCCTGGGGCATGGCGACGATCGACCCCAAGCGTCCCCTCATCGAGGTCGACCCTCGGCTATCCCCTCCCCGCGAACTCGAGGTGCTTTGCCACGAGGCGCTGCACATCGCCTTCCCCGAGATGACCGAGAAGGAGGTCGACCGGGCGGGCAAGGTCGTGAGCCGCGTCCTCTGGTCGCAGAACTATCGCCGCGTCGTGCAAGGGAAACACACGACTCCCGTCCGCATCACCGAATGAGCGCCTCCCCCGTCAACCCCGACGACATCCCGCCCGAGCTGAAGGACGGCGTCGTGGCGTCCATCCTGGGCGGCTTGGCGATGACGGCCCGCCTCCTCCTCTCGACCGAGCCGGTGACCGTGGGCTGGGTCGTGCGTCGGGTCTTCGCCGCGGCGATCACGGCGGCCCTCGTCGGGTACGGCGTCCAAGACCACATCCAGAGCACGGGCCTCCGCATGGCGGCGGTCGGGGCGGCAGGCTACGCGGCCCCCGAGTGTCTCGACTACCTTCTGAAATACATCAAGGCCAAGGGCGAGGCCGAGGTCGCCAAGGTCACGAAAGGAGCCAAGCGTGTCACCGGAAAAGGAAAGCCGAAGCGCTGAACGCAACCTCCTGCTCGCGGTCTGCGGGCTAGTGCTTGCGGCCTTCGTGGCGGCGGCGACCTCCGCTTGGATTTGCGACTTCGTCCTGCGGTCGTTCCAGGATACGAACGCGATGGTCATGCTGATCACCGACGCCGGCACGAAGAGCGACGACAAGAACCTTGAGCGCAACCTGAGCGCCGCGACGCTGGCCCTGAAGGCCTGCCGCGACCTAGGCTGGGCCCTGTCGGTCGGGTGTCTAGGGGTGGGGGTGGCGGTCTTCCTCCGTCTTCGGAAAGAAAACGCCTCCTAGGGCAAGGCAGAGGGGTCTAATGGGGTAGGGCGGGGGCTGGCTAGGGTTTCCAAACGGGGGGTCGGAACGGGGTATTTGGAAACTCAGTCAAAAGGCTTGACGGAATAAAACATCAACCCTAGGGTCGGGACGTTCCAACCAACACCCCACATGAACCAAATCCCTGAAAGCACCTGGATCGTCGAAGAACTCAACCGCATCACCCGGTGCATCGACTTCCGCCATGACCGCAACTTCCGCACCTCGTCCACCGCGGTCATCGACAACCTGGACATGGCCCGCCACATCGTAGGCGCCCACGGCCTTAAGTCCGTCGGGGCTATCGAATCCCTTAACGCCGCCAACGTCGCCCTTGATGCCATGCGCGAGGACTTGGACTGCCTCGACTCCAACCTCCGCCGCTCCTTCGGCGACAACATCGACGACGCTCAGGACACCGTCCGCAGTCTGATCTGGATGGCGGCCTAACCCCTCTCCCCCACAAACCACATGAAACTCCTCCTCCCCATCCTCCTCGTCGTCGGCTTCGCGGTCGGCTACAACGTGCTCCTGGTCAAGTCCGGGCCCGCCGTCCACAAGGCGATCGTCGACCGCCTCCCCCCGAAGGCCATCAAGCGCTAATCTCCCACCCCCAACACCATGCCTAAAACGCTAGCCACCCAATCGGTCATCACCATCAACGCCCGCCCGTTGAC